TACTGCAAGCACGACACATGGCTGTGCAAAGAGCTGGGCAAACGCTTCGACCCGCGCACGCCCGCGCTGGAGTTCAAGCTGATCGACATGACGGTGCGCATGTTCACTGAGCCCAAGCTGATCGGCCACGTGCAGAAGATGGAGCAGCTGTATAAGGACGAGGTCGAGCGCAAAGACAAGTTGCTCAACGACGCATCGATCACCCGCGACATCATCATGTCCAACGACAAGTTCGCCAAGGCGCTGCTCGAGCTCGGCGTCACCCCGCCGGAGAAGGTCAGCCCCACCACGGGCAAGACCGCCTATGCTTTCGCCAAGAGCGACAAGGCGTTCACCGACCTGCTGGAGCACGACGACCCCGATGTGCAGGCGCTGGTCGCCGCTCGCCTCGGTGTGAAAACAACCATCGCAGAAACTCGTGCGTTGAAGTTTGTCGAGACTGCGAAGCGCGGCCCGTTGCCGGTGTACCTCAACTTCTGGGGCGCTAAGACGACCGGGCGGTACTCAGGCGGCAACAGCATCAACTGGCAGAACATCCCCGCCAGAGGCCCGTCCGCTGGCCTGCGTGACGCCCTGATGGCCCCGCCGGGGCACACGGTGCTGGTGGGTGACTCGTCCAACATCGAGCTGCGTACTGTCATGGCTTTGGCCGGGCAGGATGACGTGGTGGAGAAGCTGCGCAACGGCGTTGACCTGTACTGCGACTTCGCCTCCAAGCTGTTTGGGCGCACGATCACCAAGGCCGACAAGGCTGAGCGTTTCCTCGGCAAGACCGCCATGCTGGGCCTGCAATACGGTGCCGGTGCCAAGCGGTTCCAAGAGATGGTGCGGCTGGCCAAGCGCACTGATCCGTCCGTGGAGTTGATTGACGAGAACCGCGCCTTCGCCATTGTTGACCTGTACCGCACGGTGCACAGCAAGGTTGTGGACTTGTGGCGGCATTGTCATGAGGTTGTTCTGGCGGACATCGCCAACGGCTGCAGCATGATCAACGTGGACGTCAACGGCTGGTTCATCACCCAGTGGGATGGCTTCGGCCGCCCCGGCGAGCCGGGTGTGGTGTATCACGACTTGCAGTGGGACAACCGCGCCAAGGAATGGACGTACCTGATGGGCAAGCAGCGGGTGCGCATCTTCGGCCCCAAGGTGGTGGAAAACCTGTCCCAGCATGCCGCCATGCGGATCGTTATGTGGCAGACTGCACGAATCAATCAGCGGTACCCTGTGAAATTGTCTGTACATGACGAAGCAGTTGCGGTACCATTGACGGAAGAACTTACTGACGCGCGTGCCTACATGGAAGAGTGCCTTGCGATGACACCCAAGTGGTGCCGCAGCATTCCGGTTGCATGCGAAACTGGAATTGGACAAAGCTATGGCGAAGCTAAATGATTGGGTCTACTCAGAGGTCGGCTACAGCGCACGATACTTTGACAACGTAGCTCGCATTGCCGTGCGATGCAGCGATGGTTATGTAGCGGTAATGGAACTGGATACGGAGTTCAACGCGATTGGGCAATGCCTGTACGCGAAGAAAGAAGATGTTTTGCGTCACATCATGGAGTCAGCGGCCAAACAGTTGGCACTCATTGCATTGGAGCGTGAAGATGGTCATACCCCCGGTACTAAGAAAACAAGCTAACCTGTATGCAGCATACGGGTTCACACTGGTTGAAGCAGAGCCACGCGCAGGGTCGCATTTCAAGGTGCGCTTTGCCGAGTTCGATGAGCCGCAGTTTATCTCTGCATCAGCGACCGACCCACGTGGTTGGAAGAACAACATAGCAAGATATAGACGATTACGTAAGGAGAAAGAATTTGAGCAACATCATGCCTCTGTCGTTCAGTCGGCTGTCCACGTTTGAGAATTGCCAAGCGCAGTTCGACTACCTGTATGTGTCCAAGCGCGTGCAGAACATGTCGAACGAAGCGTCCGACTATGGCGACCGTGTGCACAAGGTACTGGAGGCGTACGGCGTAGCACTCGTTGCTGGCAAGGAAGCCACTGAGGCGTGCATAGCATTGGAAGATTCGCTTGAGGCCAAGCAAACGCTTGAGCGTTGGGGCCCGCTGGTTGAGAAGATCACGTCACGCAACGGCGACAAATACTTCGAGCATCAGATGTCAGTCAATCGCCAGTTGCAGCCTGTGGACTGGTTCGCCAAAGACGTGTGGATTCGCTCGATCGCTGACGTGCTGGTGGTTGATGGTGACACTGCATATTGCCTCGACTACAAGACAGGCAAGGTGAAGGACAACCCGACGCAGTTGCAGCTCTTCGCGGCGATGGTGATGTGGCACTACCCGCAGGTCAACACGGTGAAGACTTCGTTCATCTGGTTGCGATTCGATGAGGTGACGAACGCCAAGTACGAGCGGCGCTTTCTGGGCTCGCTGTGGCGTGCACTGGAGCCAAGGTTCGACAAGGTGCAAGAGGTGATTGACCTCGGTGTGTTCAAGGCTAAGCCATCGGGCTTGTGCCCATGGTGTGCGGCGAAGGGATTCTGCCCTGACGCACGGTTGAAAGGTAAGCGATGAGTTTGGGTTGGTTGAGAATTTACGGACACAACGCTTCGCACCAGAAGATCACGCACGTGGTTCCAAAGAACGATACGTACGAGCACAAGCTGGACTCATCTTGCTGGTGCCAGCCAGAACTGGACGATGAGTTTGATGTGGTAACTCACAACTCGCACGATCAACGTGAATTGTACGAAGAAGGACAGAGAGGACTGATGTGAAAAATGAAGGCGATGTCAAAAAGATTGTCAAAGATATTCTCAGAGATACTAAAGATTGCTGGTGGTTTATGCCACCTGCTAATGGCTACGGTCGCTCTGGTATTCCTGACTTTGTGGGCTGTGTTTCTGGCAACATGTTTGCTGTTGAGACTAAGTTTGGAAAAGGCGAAACAACTGCTAACCAAACGCGGGAAATCAACAACCTCATGAGCGCAGGTGCGCAAGTGTGGATCGTCCGTGAGACGAGTGTTGACACTTGGGAAATTGAATTTAAGGCTTGGGTGGCACTGAATGCTGGTAATTCCTGAGAAGCGCAAGATCGTCATCAACAGCACGGAGAACGCTGCTGTTGCACAGTACATCCCGCATGCCAAGGTGTTTAATCACGAGGGTCAGAACCTCGTGGCTTTGCCGTATGGTGTGGACGAGGCGATGGTGCTGCGCAACTTGGGCTTCCATGTGCCTGCGCCGATCTTGCAGTACTACAACTGGCCCGCTCGGTTTGCGCCGATGGATCACCAGAAGGAGACTGCTGCGTTCCTGACGACACACAAGCGTGCGCTGTGCCTCAATGCGCCGGGTACTGGCAAGTCGATCAGCTCACTGTGGGCTGCTGACTTCCTGCTCGAAGAGGGTGTGGCACGCAAGGTGTTGATTGTTGCGCCGTTGTCTACGTTGACTGTGGTGTGGGGGCGTGAGCTCAAGCATCACTTGCCGCATCGCTCGTTCGTCATCTGCACTGGTAGCAAAGAGAAGCGCGAGCGCCTGCTGGAGACACCCGGTGTGCAGTACGTGATCATCAACCACGACGGCTTCACCAACATGCAGTCGCAGCTCACCGACTTTGACGTTGTCATTTATGACGAAGCAACTGCGCTGAAGTCGCCGAGTTCACAGCGGTACAAAATCTTTGCGAAGTGGATGACGAAGCATCAGCCTTGGCTGTGGCTGCTCACGGGCACACCGATCTCTCAGACGCCAGCTGACGCATGGACGTTGGCGCGACTCGTTGACTCGACGGCATGCCCCAAGAGCTTCACCACATTCAAAGATCAGGTGATGCAGAAGGTGTCCACGTTCCGCTGGATTCCCCGCGCTGACGCGCTTGAGACATGCAAGAAGGTGTTGCAGCCATCGATCCGCTTCTCGCTGGACGAGTGCAAAGACTTGCCCGACACCAACTTCGTTGGCCGCAAGACCGAGCTGACCAAGCAGCAGGAGAAAGCCTTTGGCGAGATGAAGAACAAGGCGGTGACTGTGTTTGCCGCTGGTGAGGTGACTGCGCCCAACGCTGCTGTGGTGCTGAGCAAGCTGTTGCAGATCAGCTGTGGCGTGGTGTACGGTGACGGGTCTACGATTGCCATCGATGCCTCGGAGCGTTATAATACCCTCACTGAGTTATTGAATGAGATCGGCGACAAAGTCATTGTCTTTGTCCCTTTGCGTGGCGTACAAGATTGGTTGCGTGACAAGCTCACAGCAGACGGCTTTGACGTTGCGTCAGTCCATGGCGATGTAAGTAAGACAGAACGAAATGAAATCTTCAACAATTTTCAACACACCGACAACATCAAGATTTTGCTGGCCCACCCGAAAGTTGCAGCTCACGGCTTGACATTGACACGTGCAAAAGACATCATCTGGTTCGCTCCAATTTATTCACTTGAACAGTACGAGCAAGCCAATGCAAGGATTCGCCGTTTGACTACAACCGGCAAAACGACTGTGTGGCACATCTGGGCCACCGGCTTCGAGGCAGAGCTATACCGCAGGCTCCGCGCGAAGAAAAACACTCTTGCGGAGTTTTTGAATTTGGTGCAAGGCATCAACAGTGACGAATAGTCAACGAGGTTACTTATGAACTATGAAATGGCAGCAGAGAAATATCTGCAAGTGCGTGGTCAGATCGAAGCTATGGAGCGTGAGCACAAAGCCGCCAAGGCTGCGCTGACGGAAAAGCTCATCACGCTTGAAAGCTGGTTCACCGCGAAGGCAGTTGAAGACGGTCTCGAGACCGTCAAGACTCCATCGGGCACGGCGTACTGGTCAACGCACCACACTGCAACTGTCGCATCACGCGAAGAGTTTTTTAACTTCTGCAAAGAACATGATGCGTGGGACATGGTCGAGTCCCGTGCTTCTAAGACCGGAGTCAAGAGTTACATCGAGGCAAACGGCGCACCACCACCGGGGGTGAATTTTTCTTCGACACGTGTTTTCAATCTTCGCAAAGCTCAATCTAAGGAGTAAACCATGAGCAACATCGCAAACGTCCCAGCACATATCGCAGCGCGTATCGCTGCCCGCCAGCAAGCTGGCACCAAGTCTAGCGTGGCATCCGCCATCGTCTCTGACGGCCCGAGCATTCCGCGAATCAGCATCCGTGCTGGCCGCTATCGCTTGAACGAAGACGGCGTTGAGACCACCGTAGGCGTCACGCTGGACACCATCATCGTGGGTGCCAACCCGCGCGTGTCCAAGGTGTTCTACGCCAAGCAGTTCGACGCCTCCGCCGAGAACGTCCGACCCGATTGCTGGTCGAATGATGGCCTGAAGGCTGATGCCTCGATCACCAGCCCCGTGCATACCGCCTGCGCTGACTGCCCCAACAACGTGCTGGGCTCCAAGATTCTGCCCTCCGGTGCAAAGTCCAAGATGTGCGCTGACCAGCGTCACCTCGCAGTTGTTGCGGCTGCCGACCCCACCAAGGTTTACAGCCTGACGGTGCCTGTAAGCGGCATGAAAGCATTGCGTGAATACTTCAAGGAACTGGGCAACTACGGCATTGGCCCCGAGGAAGTGATCACCGAGCTGGGCTTTGACGACCAAGCCAGCTTCCCCAAGATCACCTTCAAGCAGAAGGGTTACGTGCCAGAGAAAGCCATTGGCCGTGTTGACACCTTGATCGCCAGCGACTCTGTGAAAGTGGCTACTCGCCAACTTGCTCCCCAGAACGCCACGGCTTTGGCTGCTCCCGCTGCCAAGCCTGCTATCGCTGTTGCGCCCGCGCAACCTGCGGTGGATGACGCCTATGAGGACGAGTCGTCCCATGCAGTGCCACAGAGTGCCACACCTGCCAAGCCCGTGGTTGCCCCAGTGAAATCTTCGGATGAACTCGCTGCAAAGATCGACAGCCTGTTCGACGAGTAATAGAATAAAGGCTCAACGACCCCCGGCTTCGGCCGGGGTTTTTAATCTGGGGGCACGTCTTGGACACCAAAAACTTTTTCACTCGAATCTTTGCCCAGCTAGACGAACTCGTTATCTGCACACACAAGCCTGATCCATCAGGCAAAGACCCACGCGGCATCTTCTGGAACAGAGGATCATTTGCAAATATCGACGACGCAGTTAGCTACATCAAACAGTGGGATGCTGAGCCCACGACAACGGTCTACTACGGCGTAGGCGCATTCGCAAACCACGCATACACTGACGACAAAGGTCGGCAGAAGTGGACACGAAAACAAGATCAAGCAACGTGGTTCAAAGCGTTGGCACTTGACCTCGACATCGGCGACGACAAGCCGTATCAAACACAGAAAGAAGGCTGGGCTGCGATGACCGCAGCCATCAACGCGATCGGCATGCCGATGCCTATGGTGGTCTCATCTGGTCGTGGCATTCATTGCTACTGGCCGCTGACTGCACCAGTTAAAAAAGAACACTGGGTGAAAGCATCCACAGCGTTGCGCATCGCCTTGGAGGAAAACAATGTTGTCATCGACACCACAAAAATTCACGACCCATCAATGGTGCTTCGCCCCGTCGGCACGCACCACAAGAAGCAACAGCCATGGAAGGATGTCCGGTGTGTTGCGGACTGCCCAGACTACGATGCTGTTGCGCTCTTCACGATCCTCAAGCCTTGGTTCGGTAAGGCAACGCAAGTTGCTGCAAAGTCACCTGCCGCACGCAAAGCTGGCAAGTCGTCCATCCTCGACGCAGTGCTCAACTCCAACGACGTCATTCTTGATGCCGTTGCCGAACGATGCAAACAAGTCGGAGCTCTTGTCGCATCTGGCGGCGTGGTGGATGCTGCTGGTCGGGATGTGGCTGAGCCTTTATGGCGTGCTTCACTTGGACTGGCCAAGCACTGCACTGATGTCCGTGAAGCAGTAATCAAGATCGCTGGCAAGCACAAAGACTTCGATCTGAATGCAAGCCTCAACAAGCTCGATGGATGGAACGGTACAGGCCCAACGACATGCGCAAAGTTTGAGCAGCTGTGCTCAGCCGGATGCGAAGGCTGCCCGAGTCGCGGCAAGATCACCAGCCCTGCACAGCTCTCTGTCTCAACGGAAACTGAAGTCGTCAGCGAAGACGGCGAGGTGCGCGAAGTCACAATGCCCAAGGGCTACGTGATTCAAAACGGCCATGTGTACCGTGAGGTGAAGACAGAGATCACGACGACCGATGCCAACGGCAATGAAGTCGCACAGGAAGTCACCGAGCTTGATCTGGTGTCGAACTACGAGATGCACATCACCGGTGTGTACAACGACCCAGAGTCGAAGAAGTCAGCGTTCCGTCTGGCAATCAACTACCCGATGGCGGGTTGGAAAGAGGAAGACCACGAGATGTCAGTGCTGGCTACGATCGGCAAAGACTTCTCGGCATTCATGCTCAACAGACAGGTGTACCTGAAAGCGATTGGGCAGCAAGAAAAAGTACGGGGGTATTTGATGGACTATTTGACGATGGTGCAGAACTCTGCGCCTACAGGACTTGATTACGTGGCGTTCGGCTGGCAGAAGGATGGCTCTTTCCTCTGCGGCGAGACAGTGATTGGCTCACCCACTGGTACGACAGACCGCCGCTTGCGCGGTGCCGCCGCCCGCTTTGGCGAGCTGATCAAGCCGCATGGCTCACGTGATGAGTGGGTGCGTGCCATGACACTGCTGAATCAACCCGGCTCGCAAACAATCCGCGCCGCCGTGCTTATCGGACTGTCTGGCATATTGGGCGAAGTTGCTGGCAACGCATGTGGTGTGCTGTCGATCTATTCCAACGAGACCACCACTGGCAAGACGCTTGCCCTCATCGCGATGAACAGCCTGATTGGTTCCCCCAAAGAGCTCTTCCTCGCCAAGAACGACACAGTCAATGCCATGTTCAAAATCCGTGGCGTGCACAACAACCTGCCTTGCGCCATCGATGAGCTGACCACGATGGACGACCAAGAGATTGCCGATCTGGTCTACGACCTGAGCTTGGGCCGTGAGAAGATCGCCATGACCAAAGACCGCGACCTGCGCGAGCCAGTGACGTGGGCCGGGCCAACAGGTATCACGACCAACATTTCGATCCACCAGAAGTTCGAGAACGTGCAAGCTGGCAACGATCCGCTCAAGGCCCGCTGCATGGAGTTGCACCACCACGACCGCACGTTCATCCAGACCCGTGAAGACGGCTCAAGCAATGGCTACGAGTTCTTCGACATCGTAGCCAAGAACAACGGCTGGGCTTTCCCCGAGCTGGCTCAGGCTGTCGTTGATATGGGTGGCCCCGATATGCTGTGGGAGCGCGGCGAGAAGGCATTCCGTGACAAGTTCGGCTTCACGTTCGAGCCGCAAGAGCGGTTCTACCGCACGATGATCGTCGCAGGGTGGATCATGGGTAGTCTGGGCAAGAAACTCGGCCTGATCCCATTCGATGTCAACGGCACAACGCAACACCTGCTCGCCCACGTGACGAAGTTCCGCATGGACAGCGCAGACAACAAGCGTGACGTGTTCGACACCATCGGCCAGTTCATCCTCGAGCACAACGACATGTTGCTGGAAGCCAGCGAGAAGTACGGCTCAGGTAAAGAGCAGGTAAAGCAGCCAGCACCTGAGAAAGCCGTGATGCGGGTTACCGTGGTCTACGATGACAAGAACCCCGTGATGCCCGGCAGCCGGATTGCCATCAATATCGAGAAGCTGCGCCAGTGGCTGAAGCGGTCGAGGGATGGCTTGGATCGCATTGAGCGCGAGTTGGAGGATAATGGAGCCTTGATCGCCAAGCGCGAGCGTGTGACAATGTTCAAGGGTTGTTCTGGTCGCAGTCCCGGCCAGACGTTCTGCATCATTATCAACCTCAATCACCCACGTCTGGCGGCTACGTTGACCGGCACCTCTTCACGTGAGCAAAGCCCGGTCGCTCTCGCAGTCTTGCAGGGTGCTGCATAAAGGATCAATCATGCCACGCAACTACGCCAAAGAATACGCCAACTACCAAGGCACCCCCGAGCAGATCAAGAAGCGGGCGATGCGCAACGCCGCACGAGCTGAGATGGAGAAGAAGGGTGTTGTGCGTAAGGGTGACGGCAAAGACGTCGATCACAAGACGCCTATTGCCAAAGGCGGCGGCAACGGGAAGGGCAACCTGCGTGCAGTGCCTGCATCACAGAATCGCTCTTTCCCGCGCACCAAGAGCGCACGGATGCGCTGATTACTTCTTGGCCTTGGGCTTCGTGCCCTTGGCCTTGTCAGCTGCCACAAACTCTTTGGCGACTTTCTTGGGGATGCCCAGCTTCTTTGCGAAGGCTGGGTCATGTGCGGCAGCTCGCATCGTGCGGGCTTGCTTGGGCGTTGAGCTAGGCATTACTTTTTGCCCTTGTGCTTGCCGGGCTCAAAGCGGCTTTCCATAGCAGCATAAGCCTTCTTGGTGGGAGCCATCTTTTTCTCAGCAGCTTCCATCTTCTTGGACTCGCCTTTGCCAAACGGGTTGGCTTTGGCCTTGTTGGTGGCAGTACGTTGGCCGCGCATCGGCATTGATTTCATGGATGTCTCCTTACCATTTAACTTTGTCGGCCCAGTACGCAGCCGACATCTTGCCCTTTGCAATGTTCCCGGCGTGACGCGCCTTGAACGCCTTGTTACGAGCAGACCCGTCAGGGCTGCCCTTAACCCCTTGCTGGCCAAAACGAATCGTCTTGACCTGATCGCCGGATTTTGCCACGACAACGTGGCTCTTTGTTGGGTGGCTGGGGGTGGCCTTGGGTTTGTTGTACCCAGACACACCTGCTTTTGCCAGACGCGGGTCTTTAGTTGCCATCAATCTTCCTCCGGTGCCATGCCACGAACTTTAGCGATTCGCTCTTCCATGCGCTTGAGCAGCTCGTCTTCACGCTCGTAGAACGCATCCCAATCAGGGTTCTCAAGGCGCTCCTGCGCGTGCCTGAGTTTGCCGATCTCAATCTTGAAGTCCCGCTCAATGGCCTTGGCTGCGCGGTCTTGAGCATCCAGTGCACCCTGCACATTGAAGTCGTAGAACCGCAGGCCCATGGCGCGGGCAGCGTACAGGCTGGCATAATTCTCGCTGCGGTCAGTGCGTTGCTCGAATGCGTCCTTGGCCTTGGCCAGCTCGCGTGCGTTCAGGAACGGCAGGTTCGGTGCGAACAAGCTCTGTGCGTAGGCGAGGCGGTCGCCCAAGCGCTCCCAATCGTCAGCCGTGGGGGGCGACAGGGCTTTGCCGTTGAACGGATCGACACCGCCTGCAAGACCGATGGCCGCCGAGATGAACGGGCCGCCGGGGGACACAGACGAGGGCCACCAGCTCAGGCCGAGGAAGCCGTTGGGAACCTTTTCGCCGAAGCTGCTTGGCACCACGTACTTGCCGAGGTTGTAGTAGACCGGGTTCTCGCTGTCGCCCAAGAAGGGGACGCGAACGTGCGTGTGCGGGCCCATGCCGAACAGCAGGCGATCACGTGCCCACTCAGGGCCAGCGGTGCGCAGCTCGTCGTCATCATCGCCAGTCAGGCCCTGCATCATGGCATCCAGAATCCAGTAGCCTGCGTACAGGTTGACCAGCTTCCACGGCTTGTGCAGAGCGACATTGCCCATCAGCTTGGCAGCTGCGTAGGGCCACGAGATGAACGGGAACGCCGTCTGGCGCATGATGCGCACAGCCTTGGAGTCGATGTCGTAGTCGAGAAATGCGAAGCGGGCGTGATCACCGGCCTTGCGATATGCCTCAGCATCGATCTTGGTGCCAGTCTCAGCCTGCTTGCCGAGGTGGTTGAGCATCGACGCCACGCGGAAGACGTTGTCCTGCATCGAATACCACTCGCCAGCGAGTTTGTCGAACTTCTCTGCGGCATCCTTGCCAGTGCCTGCCATCTTCTTGATCGCTTCAATGCGGTCTTTCTCGAGCTTTGCAAACTGCATGATGCGTTCAGCCACGCTCTGCTCGCTGTCACCCACGGTGCTGCGCATGGCGTCGTACAGAGACTTCTTGATCTCGTTGGAAGAGAAGTCGCCCAGCAGGGCGTTGGTCTTCATGACTTCCAGCATCAGCTGCTCTTGCTCACGGGTCAGCTTGATGCCAAGGGACGCTGCCATCTCCTTGGGCATGTTGTAGCCTGCGTATAGCTTGGCAGCATAGGCGATCGTTGGCAATGGGATGTCATCCATCATGGCCATGGTGAAGTTCGATGCGACGTTGGTGCCCCACGTTGCCGGGTTGTAGACCGTCTTCGACTTCTTGAACCAGCGCATCACGCCGTTGTACACGGCAGAGTTGACCAGCGGGCGGCGGTCGCTCATGTCTTCAATGGCGCTCCACACGGAACCGTTGACGATCTTGCCTGCCAGTGCGCCATAGGTCGGCGAGTCGGGCAGCTGCACCCACTGGTGACGGTTGCGGAACAGACCCTTCACACGCTCAGACTTGGCTTCATCGGCGCTGAGCTTGATGACTTGGCCTTCCTTGATCTTTTTCGTCCACGATGCTGCCTCAGTGTTGGGAACGAACTTGCCGTTCTTGTACTCGCCGTTGAGCATGGCGTTGAGGTCATCGAGGTTGTCGAACGCGACAGCGTTGGGCGTGCCGGGCTCATAGCCTGCAAGCGCTTCCGTCAGACGGTTGGCCGAGTAGCTGTTTGCCAGAATCGACATGGTGTTTTGCAGGGCGAAGCCGAGGTCTTGCCCCTTCTTGGCTTGCAATGCCTGCTTGGCATCCAGACGTGCGGTGAAGCGATAGCCACCCTTGTCCTTCTCTTTGACATCCCACAGGTAGTTGCGGTCGGGGATCAGCTGGGTGCCATCGGAAGCAACTGCCGGGCGGCCGTCCTTGGCCAGCAACTCCGCAGAGATGAACTCGTCAGGCTTGAGCTCAGCCAGAATCTGTGCAGCCTCGGCCTTGGTCTTGGAGTTGTCCAAGCGGCGCTTTAGCGCAGGCGTCAGTTTGAACAGGCCAACGAACTGATCGGTCAGCACCGGGTCGCCGTTTTCGTCAGAGCGGAAGCGGACTGCATCTGCGTTGACCTCGTCCTTAGTACGGCTGGAGATCAGCTGGCTGATGTTGCGTGCGCCGAAGGACTGGCTGGCGAGCTGGCCGACGTTTTCTGCAAAAGCCAAGCCCTGCGAAAAGTTGACGCCGCCGCGCCACTTGCCGCCTTCACCCTCAACGCCAGCGTAGGCGTCACGTTGCTTGGGCTCACGCAGAGCCTTGGCGTATTCCCACCACTTTTCGATCGTTGCATCTGCCAAGTCCTTGAGGATTGTGTCGTCACTTGGAAACTTGGGTGCGGGCTTCTGACCGCGCAGGCTTGCCAGCTTGGCATCCATGTACTCGAGCACCGCGACAGACTGCTGCGGTGGCAGGTCTGTGAAGTACTTGGCCATTTGCTCGTAGATCATCGAGCCGCCACGGCGATCATCCTTGGCTTGCACCAAAGCGTCGCGCGTCGCAGTCTGCAAACCGAAGTGGGAGTTGAACCACGATGCGACTTTGGCCGCGCCGGGGGAGTTCTCCTGAATCCAGTCGGACATCTTCTGGGATGCGCCCTCCAACTTGCCGGGGACATGCGCCCAGCCAAGCGTATCGAAAAGGAACTTGGACGACACCCACTCAGGCAGCAATGTATTGCTGAACTTCTTGTACTGCTCCGTGGTCATCGGGTTCTGGAACTGGCCGGTGGCTGCATCAGAATCCTTGCGCGGGATGGCCGAGCCGGACTGCACGTTGGCTTCCAGCACATTGCCTTGGCCTTTCTCGGGCGCGACCTTGGTGGCTTTCTCGAGCAAAGCAAGGCTGGTGTCAAGAATATCGCCAGCGACCGTGTTGGGTTTGCCCAGCATGCGAGCCATGACGGTTTTGATGTATTGCCACACCTTGCTGGCCGACTCACGGAACGACTGGGGCACACCCTTGGTGGGCATGGCTTGCAGCGCCTTACGGAAGTCATTGAGCGTGGTGCCGTACGACACCAGTTCCAACACAGCATCGAGCTCGTTCTTGTCCGCAACCAGCTTCTTGAGCAGGTCTTGAACTTCCTTGGCCTTGCCAGTCAGCTCCCCTTTGAAATTGACGACTTCCTTCAAGGACTTCTTCAACTGCATGACCATCGGGTCTTTGGGGTTCTTGTAGATGAACGACTGCAGCGCGGCGTGCAAAGCCTCGTGCAATGCCACTTCGGGGGAAGCGGTGCGGTGCAGGTAAACCGTGTCGGTGCTCGGGTCGTAGCGCGAGTTGCCTTCGTCGATGAATTCGAGTTTGGTCTGGCTGCCTTGGTCAAGCAAAACATCCCGCAGCGTTCCGGCCAGCATGCGCTCAAACGGCGTACCGTGGTTGCGCAGGTAGTTCATCACAGCAGGAAGACCCGTGACCTTTTCGCCCGGAGACTTTTTGTTGAGCCCGCCAACGCCCTCTGTGGCTGCTGTTTCCAGCGGGGAGGGTTTGCCCGTTTGCTCGCGTGCAACGCGGATTTCGCCGCTACGGATGTCAGCCAGATCAGGCTGCTCACCCATGAACGCTTCGCGCTTGGCAGCTGCCCATGCCTGAGACAGCATGGTCTCGAGGCTCTTGATCTCGGGTGATACACCGCGCTGCTGCCCCTTGGATGCGATCTTGCCCTGCACCAAGTCTTTGACGAGGCGGACGACAGCTTCCACATCCTTGGCGTTGCCACCCACAGCGGTGCCAAGCTCGGCCAGTGCGGCTTGTACGTTTGCTGCCTGCAACTGCAAGGCAGACGCTTGCTCTTCAGCGACTTGAGAGACTGGTTTCTTCTTCAGGTCTGAGACCTTGGCACGGCGGGAAAACACGTTGCCGCCAGCGTTGGAGTACGCCTTGTATGCGCCTGCGAAGTTGCGCAGGGCGTCAACGACTGCGTTGGCTTGTTCGGTGGCGGCTTCCTTGCCTTGAACGAGCGCATCGCGGATATTGGCCAGAGCGATCTGATTGAATGACGTACGACCGGGTGCCTTCACCGCGCCGGGGCCGGTCACGGTTGCGGGCAGCGCTTTGCCAGTGTCGGTACTATCAGCTGCGTCAAGAATGCGCTGCAGGGCTTTGTCCCCCTCCTCAGTCCCCACTGTCTCCGTGACGGCAGGCGTTACGACCTTGGGCTTGCGTCCGCGCTTCGTCGTAGAAGAAGCCCCCGTCACAACCGGTGCGACGGGGGTAACGGCGCTTGCGGCACCGGGGGGAGGAGAACCAACTTGGGCTTGCGTCGTAGCAGGAGCTGCGACTTGGGGTTTCGTTTCGACCTGTTGCAAAGGAGGCGTGTACTGGAACACGCCGGGCGCAACCGTGCTGATGCCTTGCACACCGGGGACTTGTTGCGGCGGGCGTTGCATTTCGCGGCCCATCGTCTCGGGCGCTTGGTAGGCTTCCAGCCCACCGCCGGGGATCGTGGTCTGGACTTGGGTCTGCCCGCCCGCAAGGTTGATCTCTTGCATAGCGGGGGCGGTGAACAGCGCAGGCTGGCGCTGCAGCCCTTCAGGCTGAGTCAGGTCTTGTTCTTTGGACTCTTCGGCCGCCAAGTAGGTGCCGATGATGTCGTGTGCTTGCGAAAGGATCAGATCGTGATCTTCCTGAGTGACCTGCTGATTCTGCAAAGTGTCCAAAGCGGTGAACAACTTCACTCGATCGGGCTCCGACATCGCAGCGGAAAGCGTTGGGTCGTTCAGGGCATAGGCAATATCTGCGTACGGCGATTCCTGAGCTGACTTGATCGTGCTCTCTTCTTGCTTGCGCAGGCCATCAAGGCTGGCAGTTTCTTCACGGAGCTGGCGCTGGAACCATTGCTCTGCGTCCTCTAAGGGAACACCCTGATCCCGCGCCGCCTGCATGACTTGCAGACGAGCAGCATTGCGTACATCCGGCGTCACATTCTCGCCGTACAGGTCGTTGACGAGTTTCTCTGCGTTGCGGGAGCGCGAGATGTGCCCGCCAAGGGCAAAGGGGCCCAGCAGCGCGGTCAGGCCGACGCCGCCCAGTGCAGACTGGCGGGCGATGGCTCCAAGGTCTTCTGCCTTGCCACCGTAGGCTCTTTCCACCAAGGATGTGCCCACGTCTTGGAGAACTTCGGTGCCCGGCTGAACCACCATGTTGGTTGCCAGACCTTTGAGGAACGGCGCGGCGACGCCCGTCTGCGTAAGTGCGGACTCGACACCAGCTGTAGTGCCAGTGCGGCCCAGAGCGGTCGCCAAGGGGCGTGCAGCACGCATACCGACGGCGGTGGCGATGCCCTCAAGCGGGCCTTGGATCATGCCCACACGGCGTGCGGCAGCGGCTGCT